AAACAGTAAATAATACTCCACCGTCTTTAGTTCCACCGTCATTTCCCCAAGCATTAGCTGTTGCACCTGCAAAGGTTACTATCTTTTTAGCCATAAATGGGTATTGCCCTTGAACAGGGTATCCATTACCATCTAAGGTCATTCTTGCATCCACATAAGGACTTGCCATTTTTTATTCTCCTAAAATAAGTACACCTACAGGGAGTATTGCTACTCCCCATAGTTATCTAAATCTTAAGCTGCCTTAACAAAACCGTCATCTGAAAGAGGTCTCCAGAAACAGTAGTAATCAATCTTACCTGCTGTTATGTTAGCTGTTCCAACAGTCTGGATTATATCCAAACCGCCACCTATTGCGTGGTATTGAGGGGTATTAGCTACTCCAAGAGTAGGTGTTGCTGCAAACCAACCCTCATTAACATCTATATCTGTTGCTGTCGTTTGAGCTATCAAAGCTGCTGTAGCTCCTGTAACTCCAACTTCTAAAGTTGCTGATGCTCCTGCCAAGTTTTCTTTACAAACTGCTACAATGTAACAAAGGACATCCCCAGTAACATTGAACAGAGTGTATGGGTTTCCTGTTCCATCAAAATCACCCATATTGTTAGCTGTACCACCTGCAAAAGCTACAGATTTAACCTCTTTATAGGCATTGTTAATAGCTAACTCTTTCAATACTTTCTCTAACTCAATGTTAGATGTAACTGAATGATTTATGTCTATCATCTGTTGCCTTTCTTGTCTCTCCCCTACCGTAGTAGGGGATTAACAAATAAATAATTATTACCCTAAAGCGACAAAGTAAACCTGCTCGGATGTAACATTCATATCTGTATCCAGACCGAATGTGAATCCTCTGCTATTTACAGTGATACCGTGTGAAGTTATTGCTGCACCTGTACCTGCTGCTACTCTCTTGTGTGCGTGTGCTGCGGTCATACCTTCAATCCAACATTCCTCATCACCAGATGTCGTGTTTATAACTCTAACATATCTGGGTTTGAACCCTAAATCGTCAAAGTTATAAGCAGCAACAGTTCCAGTATCAAGGTATGCACCAGTTGCAATCCTGCAGAGTGCTTCTGGAGTTTTTTGCGTTATTGTTTGTGCCATATTATCTCCTTAAAACCTTAAATAAATACTTAGGCGGTTACTCCGTGATGTATAACTACCATAAAGTCTTGATTTAGAATCTTAGCCACAAAGGTAAGTTTCCAACCACTCGTTGACCTCTGGTCTAATGGGTCTGCTGTTCCTGCTGAACCTAAAGGTTTGACAATATTTTTCAATGTCTCACCAGAGATTCTTGAGATTGCATAAGCATTTTGACCGAGAATGATAGTGTAATGAACATCATTGGAAGCAACTCCTGCTGATGCTGATACATAAGCATTGGTGGACATTATGAATCTAACTCCTGCCAAAGCTCCTATCTCATCTTCCATAACATTTGACCTGTTAGGATATTTCTCCACAGGAATCCATCCAGTAGCATCATCCAAATCATAAGCTGTATCTTCCGATACTATACCTACAAAGGATTTTCCTACAGGAACGGTATTGTAGCCAGTTGAGGGGTCAATCATAGAGGTAATGGGTTTAGCATTATTTCCTCTCAGTGTCCTCACAGCTTCTTTTACTTCTGCTCTATCCAACACCATAGCTGCTGATATTTCATTATCTGCAGTTGCTGTTGAAGCGTACTGAATAGTTGTACCTGCTGCCAAGACTGTTCTTGTCAGTTGGTCAATGGAATCACCTGCTTGTTCTCCCAATATCTCGGCAGTCTCTGTCAAGATAGGGTCATAGGTCTCCATTTGGACTACATCAGTTAATGTTACATAGTCTCCATACTGAAGTACAGTCGCAAGAATGTCAGAGACACTCAAGGAAGTACCTGATGGTGTAACACCTTCTGTAAGAGCTGTGGTATTAGCTGTTAAGCTACCATATCTCCTGAACTTGATAACATTAGTTCCACTGTTTCGTGGAATATCTCTAACCTGTGCAAATCTTGTATGCACGAGTGAAGGAATAGCTCTTTCAAGCAAAGCTCTATCATAAAAGTTGCTCACCTCTCTTGCAATCGTACCTGAAGTAGTTGCCTCAGATGTGGCGTTAGCACTTCTTATTGTATTAGCCATATTATTCCCTTTCTTAAATAAATAAATACTCGTATAAAAAAAGACACACCATTACTGGTGCGTCTCGGTTTTTCC